CGATGACCAATGAAGTCGCTAGTTATCGGGTCATATATTGGCTTGTTTGTAATCGAATAAACTAGATGAGAAGTATCTATTCGGATACAATTTAATTTACCACGGTTTATTACTACTTTAAAATTATCGATAACTTCAATTACCTTAGCTAGATACGTTCCTTTAGGTATAAGTTTGAACTCTTTGTTTGTCGCCATTGTTTTAACTCTTAGTAATGCTTTTACTCTTGGATTTCATCGAGAATAATGTTAAATATTTTTAACTTTATTTTTTGGATTTGTTTGCACAATAGCCATTTTTTTCATTCCACTCATCAACAGTCTCTGTGTAAAAACAAAACTCATAAATTTAGTAAGACTATAAACTCGCCAACCCAATCTAATGAATTTAAAGCACACCATCCTTTTACATACAAGCCTTCACTGTATTCACTGTATTCATCGACTGAACCACTGTCACCAACTTTTAATAGCATTTCTATTTCAGGCGAATCGGTTAAATCAGTTACTCCCTGAATAGTTTGATGGTATTGATCGTAATTAAGTTTGTGGAATATCCATTTTAAATCTGGGTATTTTTCTTTACAAAACTTAAATAGTTTTTCCGCTACTAACTGCGTGTCCATGTGTTGCTCCTATTTACTCTTGAATCTCATCGAGAATGAAAGTGAAAATGTCTAGCATTACTTTTCGAGTTTCTCTGTATTTGTTATCAAAATAATCAGATTTTGACTTTCTAATATAATCAAATGCTATTTGATTCTCATAAGAATAGTTATTGTCTCTATCGTCAGGGTTTATCCATAATTCAAACGCGCCTACATGATACGCTTCGCATGAAATACGCTTAAGCGGATTATCCAGAAAAACCTCTATTATTAATTCATTAGGAAAAAGTGAACACTGAATTATATTATTTTCAGAGTCAAGATTCCATCTTAAATTTGGATAACTTCTGTGACAGAATTCTAATATTTTCCCTGTTACTTGTTTTATGTCCATTTGTTACTCCTGTTGGGTAAAGTTACTAGACAAAATATCTGTCTAGTAATGCTAGATATTTTTAACTTCATCAAAAATGAAAGTGAAAATATCTAGCATTATTTTTTGGTATTGACTAACTAATTTCCAATTTTCTGCACTCCATAGCTCATGTCTATAATAGGCAAGATTCTCAAAAACTATAGTGTCTTCATACCGATCATGACAGAACTCAGTAGGAGGATTTATCCAAATTTTAAACCTTCCTATTTGGTTATCTTGCCACTGAACACACTTAAGTTGTCTGTCTAATCCCGTACAAAAACCGTATCTAATCTCTATGCTGCCATTAGAAAAAGTTAAGCATTGAATGATTTCGTAGCGATTATCTGTAAAATCAAAATTCCAGTCTAAATCTGGGTATTTTTCTTTACAGAAATTAAATAACTTTTCCGCTATTTGCCATGTGTTCATGTGTTACTCCTGTTGGGTAAATTTACTAAGAAATACCTACTGATTCCTTTACTACGATACCATGATGACTGTTGCGGCTTAAAGCGTCTAAATAAGCCATTAAATGGCTTTCGTGCATAGAAGTTTTAATCTTGCAAGGCTTATTTTCTCTATCTATTGTCCTGATCGTGTATCTCATTGTTTCCAATCCTTTAGGTGTCTTTTGCAGTAATCTAAATGCGCTTTAAGTCTTTTGGCAGACTCTTGCTCATCCGTCCCTCTGATAAGTCCTTTGTTCTTATCAATGTCATCCTGACTTGATAATTTAGCCCATGCTTTTTTAGTTTCTTTTTCCATAATCACACCTTTACTTTTTTAAACAATACCGTACAATAGGCTCAAATTAACTTTGTAGTCTTTATAGGCTTTGTTCGCATCTAATAATAAAGCCGATATAATTACTAAATAAGCCAAAATCGTTAGCCAAAAAATTACACAATATAGTCGCTTTTTTGAGTTTGTTGTCATTTTACGCTTACACCTTTACTTTTTTAAAACCTCGTTGTTCCAAAACTTTATTATACTCCTGAATTTTAGAGTATAAAATAGCACGTTTTTTTTGGACATTTTCCCCAGATTCTTGCTTAGAATTTCGATATTGTCCAGCATAGAAATTAGCATAATAACTAATTTCAGTAGTGTTCATATTTACGATACGCTTCATGATTCCCCCTTAATTGATTACTTAAATCTTATATCATTCTGCTAGAATTGTCAAGAGATTTCTTGAAAATCTTCTTTGCGAAAACAGTAAAAATGTTCTCCTTTTGTGAGGCGATCAATTGATTCAAAGTGATAGTAGATTCCTATGGCAGTCTTAATAATCCCCAGTGGTTTGCACCGGGGGAAAATTTGACCATAGGAATTAACACGATAAACTTTTTCAGGGTATCGGGAGGAAATATATTGTCCGATCATTAGGTATTTATATCCTGTAGATAACAATCAGAAAATGGAATTGTAAAAATGATCACAGACCCATTTAAAACAGTTTCTACCCTCAAAAGCCATTGATTATCAAAAGTTACTTCTGTAACTTTTCCGACTGCTCTCGGTGGGATAATTCGCTCCCCTATCTCTATAGGTGCAGCCGTCCGCACTAGCACCTTTTCTTTCTCAAGATCAGGAAGGCTATCAATGTGTACACCATCAGCCGACAACTCATCGATTACTGGCTCCGATTCAACTTCTACTATGTCAGAATCAGAGATCGATTCATTTTTTGAGTGTGTGAAAGTGGGACTGGTAACTTGAACAATTTCTTCTTTTATCTCTGATTGATATTCCAGAGAATCTTCTATCTCAAAAGTTTCTAATTCTTTTGGCTCTTGATAGTGCAACACCATACCCCTTGACTTAATTTCTAGTCGTCCATAACCAGCTTGTTCCAACTGAGTAAGTAGGGTACGGGCGATAGAAGTATTTACTTTTTCCCCATTAATTTTACGCCCGCCGAATTTTTGGGCAACGTCCCGAGGCTTGATTTGGCCTGCGCTTTTGACAATCTCCCATATCTCAGATAAAATTCCCTGTACTGGATTCTCGTCGTGAGACGTAACTCCTTGAATTGTCAAGAATTGACTGATATAGAAGTCGGTCATCTTAGCAGCTTTAATGGCTGTTTGTACAGGAATACTGTAAAGATTAGTATTATCTGGATCAAATATCCAATTCAGAAGATGGATGCTTAATGTAAGCCTTAAAAAAGTCTTCATTTGCTTTCCTAGATAGGAAGCAAATGATGGATTAATCGCTCGATACTTCTTAATAAGTATCTCGTAGTGATACTTAATACCCCAGGCATAACTTTCTCCGATTTCGCTAAACCAGCAATTATGAGGATCGATAATCCCATTTTCATCAGCTTCTAGGCTAATTCCACTGATTTGATTGACCAGTGTTTCGATACACTCATCGATAGAATTAGGGTCTTCTGGCGGCTTACCAGGACGAGGATCAAGGGGTTCGTGTAGCAAGAAAAGATACCGAGAAACTGCCCCATCGACATCATTAGATAAATCAAGATATTTCCTGAGTTTCTCGACTTGTATCCCACCTAATTTATTAAGTGTTTGCCCATCTAAATAGTATCGATTGTCTTTGTTTACGCGGTCAAAAGTATTTCGGATAGGGCCATTCCAGTTGCTTAAGTCTCGTTGCCGGTCGTTACCTTTACCACCTGATCGGTACTGATTTAATCCTTCAAAAAATCCCGATAATTCGTCATATACGACTACCCCACCTTGCCAAGAAGGTTGCGAGGACATCGTTTTTAAGATGCCATCAAGAGTGCCTTCATCGTAAAACCACCGACGCGCCTGACAGTGTTCTTTCTCATAAAGACGAGGGTTGATTTCAGCGTTTGTTTTGTTTGCCTTGCGATCTGACGCTGACATCTCTTGCCACGCAGCTTTTAGATCGTCTAGTGTGGATTGTTCCTTAGTAACTCTTTTCTGCTCGGCTAAATCTTTTCTTTTCAAAACCCGACAAACTTCGTTTTGAGTGAGAGTTTTACCAGTAGAAACCCCGCCCAAATCTGCACAATAGAATATCGGGTATTCCTTCCAGCATTCCCTTTCTCTTACAGTAGTTCGGAGGTTAATTGCAAACCGACTTCCTAAAATAGCTCCTAGTATTGGCCATAAAGAATGCAGTAATCTGATTGGGGGTTGATTTAATGTCTTGGCACGGCTTATAATCGCTTCGGCTAAAGGTTTCGGAAGTATCTCAAAAAGATCAATCTCTTTCTGCTGATAATGCTTACCTTTCAGGAACCCTTCTAATCCTGATTTGATAGCGTCCCCTTCTGCTATTTCTGTTTTACGGATTTCAATTAAATGTCGTATGTCCGATGGTTTCTTACCAGTGGCTTTTGCCCACAGATCAACTTTTTCTTGCCACTGAGTTCGGGTGATTTCTTCCTGACCAATACAGCCGTCAATAGCTGTTATTAGGTCTTGAAAAGTCATCGTTTCTGTTACTGTGACTTCTTTTTCTTTGCTCTCTTTTATTTCTTTTGGTTTATCAACTATCGAAGTTAGTAATGTATCGAGAGTTACCTTCTTTTCTTCAATCCAATTAAGAATATCTACCCCTTGAGAATCTGGTAAATGATTCCACAAAGGAGAATCTGGATAGGCATAAAGCCATTTTGCATCGGGGAAATCTTGATAAATTTTCTGGCAGTGAGCCACTCCCCCTTTGTCGCGATCAGGGCATAAAATCAGATTTGCTCCCTTTAAAGCTTCTGTGTGGGACGGTTGCCATTTCTTTGATCCGCCTATATTGCAAGTGGCAACCAGCCCAAACGACTCAAGCCTTTCTACCTTAGTCTCGCCTTCTACTACAAATATCTGGGTCCCTTCTTTAATAGCCTTTTCTAGGCGGTTCTGACGATAAAGAGGTATATCTTTGTACTCAATATCACCTATGCCCCATTTCCAATTTTCACCATTATCTGTAGAATGTTGCTGCTTAATATCCTTTTTCCAGATTCCATCTTCTTGATAGTCCTTCCGGTACACGCGGATTCTCACCCCACTAGCAAGGGGAGGATAAAGAAAATATTGGATTTTTTCTTTTTTATAGCCAGAAAACTTGACTTCTTTCTTAAAATAGTAGATTGGCTTGCCCTGACTATCTAATTTAGAAGATTTTTCCCATCCCGGTGCGGGTTCGTGATCTCGATTGCAGACCGAGAGTAAATTGCCGTCTTCAGATTTGTACATATAGCACCAATCAGGCTTGCCACAGTGGGGACAAGGATTGTTTTGGTCGATCTTGACACGGTTAGAGCTTTGTGGTATCATAGTTTCTATATGAAAAGTGTTTAGTTACACGACCCGCCTCCGAGCGGGTTTTTTGTTGGGTGGATAAGATGGATTAGGACAAATCAAGGTATCTACTATCCTAGCAGAATGTTCTTGATCAGTAAATACTACACTTGCACTACACCTGCAAATCCTTGTTACGCTTAGGTTTTAGGTTATGCAAAGAGTTGTAAAAGGCATCTTCGCCCTCTTTTCTGGCAATGAGTTCGTTCTCAATGGGCATAAAAAGGTAATACTTTAGCGCAATTTCAAATGCCTCTTGAGTTTTTAGTCCTAAAATCTCTGATCTTTGGCACATCTCGTCCCATAGTTCTTTCTTAACCCGGATTGACACAACTTTTATTGGAGCATCTTGATTGGCAGACATGGCTTAATTTACAGAATTTTCTATATTGTATCATAAAAGTCGAGATTGCCTGTAAGTTTTTTGTAAGTTTTTTGCAAGGTAGTGTAAGATAAGGGTATCTTATCAAAATACACTTTTATGGCTACACCAAGATTTAACAGCGACGGGACACCCCGCAAACGAGTAAAGTCCTCGGCCTTGACAGAAAAAGGGATAAGCAAAATGTCCGACACTATTAAGGCAAAAAGGATGGGGCTAGGTATGACCCAAGCCGAATTTACTGAGTGGATACTAAAAGAAGGCCGGCGATTGGGATTACCTGGCACAGAATTTTCTGGGGGAGCGGTTCAAAACTGGGAGCTAAAAAATATCGCTAGTTGCCCTGATCTAGGGAATATGCGATTACTAGCTGCTGTATTTGGCCTTGATACAGATTCTTTTGTGAATTATCTTAATGGCGACTGGCCAACAATTCAGGATTTTCTAAAAGATACAATCAATCAAAAAAAGGATTGTGTTAAAAATCCTAATTTAGTTCCCGAACTTTTTCAGGAAGCTGATCCTCAAATTAAAGCAAAGCTTGTAATTAAAGAAGTTGAGTCTCTTTACTCAAAGCTAGATGAGTTACAGAAGATGATTAAAGAGATCGATCTAGAAGATGTGAAAGCTTTTCTGTGTTCTGCCCCAAAAGATTTACAGAAAGAGGTTTACCAATATTTACAGGAGAAACTAATCGGAGCATAACAGAAAAAGAACAGAGGGTTAACCCTCTGTTCTTTATTTGAGATTTATTGAAACATATCATTTGTTGCTTGATATGTTCCAACTGGAGTAAATCCTTCTTTATCTTTTCGGTTAATTCCATAGTCACTTAAGTACGGACCGTAAAGGGGAATACTTTCTAAATGTCTATAATAATCCTTTAAGCTCCATCGGCTGCCATCAGAAAATACATAAACTGTATATCCGTAAACTATTTCAATTTTTTCTAGACTCCCAAGTATTCTTTTTGAATGAACACTTCTAAAAATCTTTTTTTCTGCCTGTTTTTTTTCTTGTTCTATTTTTTCTGGACTCAGTTGTACAGGGTCAGGGCAAGGCCACTCTGTTTCACGAGCAGGACAATCAGGCAGACAGACGAAACTCGTAGATTCGGGGTTGAGTGCATTCTTTTGGTTCATTGTTTTTCCAGTTTAGATAGCAGGGTTTCAATGACATGAAATGTGGTTCCGCACCAACTTTTCATGCTACCATTAAGTCTATAGGAATAGTAGAGGCTTGTAAGCATTTGCTCAAAAATATCTTCTCGATCTCCTCTTTCTAAAGAAGCAAATATTTCTTTACCGACTGTATCTGCTAATTTTTGGGATAGCAGTTTAATTTGAGTTTGTGTGCGTTCGTGATGTTGGATCATCGGGTTCTTTTAATTTATTTAGCAATTTTTTACTGATAACTGACAACTAATCCTAACTTAATCTCTCTACAAAATCAATAAGTTTTTCCCAAAGAGTTACAGGAAAATCTACGGTCATTGTATCATCGTCTGTGTGCTTTGCATTTCCTTCGGTTGCTAAAGCCATTAATAGATATTTAACTTCTTTAGCTTTCGGAGTAAGTTTAATCGGTTTTGGCTCTAATTCGTCACTGGGTTTTACGTTTCTATCAGAGTCTAAAAAAGTTGGATTTTTAGACTCTATAAGGTTAGATGCTACAGATTGAACTAATTCTCCAGTGGCTTTTATCCCTTTTTCTTCCGCTATAGCTACAGTCTTTAAAAGAACATTTTCTTTCTCCGAGAGTGTTAGTTCATTTTTCCTTACAAGATTGTGTAAAGTCGTCTCCGATACTTTACCTTCGATTGCTTTTAATGTCGGACTAGACATCGAAGAAATCTCTAGAGTCCGATCATATTCTGATTTTTTCCATCCAGTTTTTTCGCAAAACTGTTGGTAGGACTGTTCTTCAGTTAAACCAGCTAATCTATCCTCGTGTAAATGCCGTCTGATCAGTTTCGCTTTGTCGTACACTGATAGTTTTTCGCTATCAGTGCCGTAAGAAAGCATTTGATACTCTAAGTCCCGGACGGTTAGCCCGCCTGACAAAGGCTTAATAATTGCTAGAACGTTAGGAATTATTATTCCTTGAGAGGCTAAAAGCAACCAAGCTAATACCCTTCGATGCCCGTCCATAGGAAACAGTCGATCACCGTCTGCAATCAAGTGTAAAGGTTGATAGATTACGCCCGATGCCAGTATCTTATCGGCTAGTTCTTTAATCAACTCCAAGTCGTAGGTAACGCGGGTATTCCATCCGTTTTCCCCTGCGATAGCCTTAATTAAATCGAGGCTAAAGGTTAAAAGAGTTTCGTCAGGCAAGACGTGCATTTTGCCGTCGTCACGAAGCCCTATTCTTGGCCCGACAAAGTGACCATTGGCTAATCTGAAAGAAATTAGCTGGGGATCGACTACGATTAGCTCTCCTCTTGCAGACCCATAAGTTCTGATTTTGTCTCTTGATTTTGCGCTCATTTTGTTACTCCTCAGTTGTGATTATTTTTAGTTGTTTCTTGCTTTATTCGTAGTCCCATCAATGGGAGAATGACATAACCCTCCTTTACAAGGTAACTAGCTATAACAAGAGATTGTAGAAAAAGACAATAGTTTTTCTTGAGAAGATTAGGTATTGCTACACCTGTTAAAATCGAAAAGATAAACTGGAATATAGCAGTTTTAAAACGCCAAAAACATCCTACTTTCCTATCTGAATCAGCGTCGATAAATGCACTGCTCAAAAGACATTCTATATCATTGTCATCTGCTTTGATTACGTTTTCATAAATCCCTTCTAGCATTTTCGATGCAAAGGGTTTTTTTTGTTTAACTAAGCGATCAACATATTGCTTGGCTTCTGTTGGCAACTCAGCGTAGCTTAAGTTGATTAGCACTCGATAGGTCAGGCTTTTCATTTTTTTACTCCTTAGTTGTATTGTCGGTTATTTCTTTATACCAGCTTTTTTCTGCTAGAAAAATCGATGCTAGTGTTAAAGCTTCTCTGAAAAGATCAAAATCTTTTTTAAGAGGAGAAGGAATAGCAACTCCTGTACATATAGGCATAAGAATAGTTATAACCCAAAATTTAACCCGATTAATAAAAGAGAGATTCCATTTACCATCAAATAAGTACAGATAGACGTATCCTTTTTGTATATCTCCTTCCCACCACCAGATTAATATCTCGTTAGTTATTTGGCTAGTTTGAGATTTTTTTAATAAATCATCAATCCAATTTTTTGAGTCAAGAGATAATTCGAGATATTTATTTTTAATCATAAGCTTATACAGCTCCTCTTTGAGATGCGAGTTGATGTTCACTGTTTTACTCCCCAATTGTGCTAGTTTTTACTTTTAAGGCATTTTTAGGTCTTCATAGCGTTTTCCCCATTCGTTAACAAGAATCGTAATTTCTGGAAGATTAATCGCCTTACCTTTAATCCATATATACGGATTATTTGATTCCGATAAACTTGTTAATGTTTCAAATAGCAAGTTTGTAGATTTCAATTCTACAAATGTTAAATTAATCTTGATTACTTTTTTAGTCTTGCCAGAATCGCAAGTAATCTCAAAATCTGCCCTTAATTGCTGTACTTGATCAATACCTACACTAAAAACTAGGTTAGCTACCAATCCATGCAAACAAATATTTTCGACTTGCCCTGTACTTAAAACTTTCCATTGGTTTTTGCTGCTTTCAACTAAGATTTCTTGTATTTGCTGGGAAGTCAGTTCATCCCACCAATCACGACTTAAGAGATTCAGATTCATTTAATACTCCTTAATGCCATTAACTGTTCTGGGTTATATTCCATAAAAAGATGTAAATTAGGAGCCACGATAGATAAAGCTTTAACTTGTCGTTCTAAACTCCAATCTTTCATTAATTCTTCTTGATGTGTCATTGGTTTACTCCTAATGGTTTTTAAGTGAATTACTTTCATCGTCTAACAAAACGCTAGGATCAGCGCTGTGTAAAGAAAAAATGGTTAGCCACGGACACTGATAAAAAAAACGCTTACCACGAAACCTCGGAGAAAACGGAAAATACTTCCAGTATTTTATTGGCCTTGCTATTAACCGATATTGTTGTCCTAAAAAGATAAAATCCGTCATGTCATTTTCTGGAGATCGGAGCATTTTGATTATTTTGAAAACTGGGAACACAGACATTGATTTACTCCTAATAAGTTGCTGATAACTGACAACTGACAACTGGCAACTAACTATTAAAAATCTTCACTGAGAAGTTCACCAGGATCAATATTTTCACTGCAAACTTCTATTACTGGCTTTAGCCTTGCGTCTATAGCTTTTTTTAGGAGGTCGGCCAATTCTTTTTCAGAGGTTGCTTGTTGGGCGATTTGCAAAGCTTCTGGTTGAGGTAATCCTTGATTTACAGCCCAAGTAATTCCAGCCTGCTTGCGATCCTCTGACAGTGATTGCGAAGCGTTGAACAATTTTACGTTTCCCGTTGACGCAGGAGTTAGAGTTCTGACAGGTTCTACATTTCCCGTAAATTGTTGAAAGGCTTTTGTTTCAATGACTTCTAGAACTTGAGACGCTCTGCTAGGGTGAACACGGATTGATAAAAGACTAAAAGTCTTTCGTCCCCTTTTTCCGTCTGGTAAGGGATAAGATAGCTCTCTTGACCCGCGTTCTAATAGAAAAGGGATACCAATCAAACTACCAGCCGATGTTTCAATAGCTAGTAGTTGCTCTGTTAGTCCAATAATATCCCACTTTGAATGGGTTTCGACTTCAAAGTATCCTAGTTCACCTAATTTAGGTAAAACAATCTGCAATCGCCCAACTTGCTTGCATTTACACCCTGAATAACTTCCGTCAGGATTTTGTTGACGTTTGCACGGGATAGGATTAGTGGCAATCATTTTGCCAGCTTGTTGGTAGATATGTTGCTTTTCTTCGTCACAACGAGAAACTAATCCCGTAGCTCCCCAATCTTCCATCCAGCAAGGAAATACTTGATCTGTATAAGGAAAAGGTAATAAGCAATCTAATTGCTTTGGTTCTTTCCCGTAAATAGCGGTAAATTTTTCGTTGATTCCTTGAATATCAGAATCAAT